GTCGTGATGGCTCTTCTGCTCCGCCATGAGGCTGTCGATCACGCCTTTGAGGACAATCCCGCTTTGACCCTCTTCGCCCTTCTGAGCCGCCAACTGAAGCTGAGTAAGGCTGTCGATGACACGATCTTTATGGGCTTGTTGCACTTCCATCGACTTCTCGAGCAACTGGGCTTGGTGTTTCCTGTCCTGCTCGGCCCTATCCGACATGGCTTGAAACTGCTGCATGGCCGCTTGAAATTGCTTGTCTCTCTCATCAAGAGCGGCGTCCATTTGCATCTTCATCTGCTTCATTCCCACAGCTTGATCCTGCTTTTCCTTCTGCAGTTGAAGCTTCAGCATCTCTGGATCGGGCTTCTCTTGCGGCGGCGGAAGCTCTTTCGGGTTCGTGAAGAGCATGTCCGCTTCTTTGGGGAAGGTCGCTTTAGCCGCGATGTGGAGGAGGTGATAGATGTTCTCCTCCGTAACCACTCTCCCTGCTAACCCGGCTTGGATCGCGCCTTGCACAAGCTGCCCCAACGTCATAACGCTCTGGATCTTGGCTTGCTGTGAACCTGTACCAAGCCCAACCGTGACCGTCATGTTGAAACGGTCTTTCCATTCCCTAGGGTCTACATCGACCCACTTACCACGAAGCTTTACGACCTGTCGCTTGTCCTGGTGCTTTGAAATGAGTTCCAGGATCTTCCAGAAAATGTCTTTAACCGCAGTCTCGGCAAAAATCCGCGCCATCAGGTTGATGCGTTCCTGCGCGGCGTTTGAGACTAGCTCTGCGGTATGGGCTTTAGCGTTCAGCGCATTCGGGTCTACAGCATCACCGAAACTTCTAGCCCCAACCCTGTCCGTCTTGATCTTGTCGAAATACTCAAGAAGACTGTAGAACGGCGCTCCCAAGAGCGGGTTATCAATCCGCTTGACGGCACCCAAAGCTTTAACGCGGACGATGCCGTTAGGTCTTGAGGTCAACAGGTCTTGCATGTTGACCATGTTCTCCAAGACTTCCATCCGCCCGTTGTTAGCAACGTAGGCGTTATCCAGGAGCTGTCTCAGGACGGTGGACTTGATTAGCTGCACGTCCCCAACCAGGTCATAGAGCGACAGACCATAGTGCTTGTGCGGCATGAGGATCGCCGTACCACCAATGATGGGTACGGAATCGAATTCCTCATTGTCGAGGATCGTCTTTCCGACTTTCGTTACCTTCCTGAGTTCGGCGAGTCCGTCCCCGTCGTAATCGACTCGAATGTACGCTTCACAAAGCCACACTCGCTTGGTAGCTGGATCTGATGGGTTGTCGTCTTGCCGATACGCAAGCGAATCGTCGAATTTGTTGCGTTCAACCCGTTCAAGATTAAAGTCAGCGTTTGGGGCGTAGTCGGCAACGTCGTCCGCAATCTCGTAGCCCATCTCCCTAATTTCGGAGAGCGTCCTAAGCGTCCTGTGCTCGACGAAACGAGCCTTGGTAAGATCATTGGTCGTCTCTCTCGAAATCAAGACTTCTTCAGGAGGCAATGGGTCTACGCAGACCTTGCCGTATTTCTTAGTCCTCTTGAACTTCGCGTCATGCAGCATCGGCTGGGGAATCGGGGGTAAAGGCATCCCCGGAGGAACCTGCGCCAACTGCTGCTGAATCATCTGCATCGCCTGCTCGTCAGGCTTTTCCTCGTGCTCGACTAGCTCAAGTTCCTCGTCCTGCATGAGAGACTGGAACTCAACGTCCGTCAGGTTCTCGTAGGTCTCTTTGTCTACGTCCTCGTACTCTTCCCAGTAGACCTTGACGTAGCCGTTCTTCTGGAGAAGGGCATCCTTGAACATGCAATACAGAGCAAGGAAGCCGTTATTCAACCGACTGAAGATGTAGTTGATGTAATCGGTTGCTTGCTGTGCTGCTTCTTCATCATCAGGATTCTGCGGCTCAAAACGGACGATCTCATCACCTGAAGTAAAGATCGCCATGAGGGGGGGGAGAATTCCCTCAACAGCGTCTTTCACTTCGGAGGTGACTACCTGAGAGCGGCCCTCAATCTCGTTCCCGTAAGGCTGGGAGTAGTAATACTGCATCGCCTTACGTCTTTGCTCGGAGAGCATCCCCGTAAAGTGGACGACGCAGTTAGCCTCTTCCCGCTCAACGGCCGCAATCAGTTCGTCTTGGGTGAGTTTGGCCATTTATTGTTCTTTTTGTTGGCAGGTACAGAAGACCGATCGGCCATCCGCCCTTGGGTCTAAGACCGCCGATGTACAGGTCGATCTTCGCCAGATGCTCTAGAGCCGGAACGATTCTCAGGAGATCAAACGATTCCGGCATTAGGATACTTGATGGGCTGGCTCCACTCCTCGCTCTGGTTCATGTTGAGCGAGTGCAAAGCTGCGTACTGCAAAGCGTCGTGGAGGTGAGAAAAGTCGTTCTTGTCGGGAACGTCCCGGTACTTTTCTTCTCCAACAACCTGAAGTCTTTTAAACTGATACCGCCCGTTAAAGCCTCGGCGGATCATGTCGCAGGACGGGTCAACTATAAGACACGGTTGACCATCGACCATCCTCGTGAGGTACTTCGCTACCGCTTCTCTGCGCCCGACAAAGCTGTTAGTACTCGCCGGGACGCACGCAATCCCTTCCTCAGCAAGCTCCATAAAACAGGTTTTCTCGTCCGTGTCCTTACGCGCAATACCTGAAGGATCGCCACAGGCTTGGAAGCTGTATCCATGAAAGTTAAGAGCTAGAAACGGTTTGACGACATCTCGGGCGAACTGACGAATGCCCATGTCTTTTGCAAAGAGCTCCGCCAGAACTACCAACTGCCCTCTCGGGGAAATCTGGCAAATCGCGCAAGCAGGGGTTAAGCCGTAGTCGAAGCCGAGCAACAGCGGACGGCCGGGATACTGATTCGCCTTGCGGCAGTGGATCTCATCGTTCCACTCGGGATATATCGGCTTCCCGTCGGATATAGTTCCGTACTGGGCAAGCAGAAATACCTTGATCCATTCTTTCGTTTTTCCTGCAACCTGTCTTAAGTAGTACTCGTGCCCACCGGGTAAGTGCTGGATGTTCTCAGCCTCGGGATTCGGCAGGTACTCCCCATTCTTTTCAACGAGTCCACCGGGTTGCCTGAAAAGAGTAAAGCCCTTGGGTTTCTCTTTCTCAAACCACCTGTAGAGATAGTGGTCGTCGTCGGGCATGTTGGTATCACCGAAGACTCCATACCAACTCGGCCCGCCTAACCTAGCCGGCGGATACCGTCCGACCCTTTGCGTCGCCATGTCCCAAGCCGTCTTAGAGTGCTCGTTCCCCTCACTCAACCCTGCCCAGGTAATCTCGAAAGACTTCAGCTTCCCTATGTCGTCCGGTCGATCGAAGCTTAAAAAGTAAATCTCACAGTCGAGCTTCGTTCCGTCCGCTAAAGGGAAATTAAGCCTTGCCGATATCGGCGCATCCCACTTGATCGGTGCAATCGTGTCCGGGAACCAATCCTGGAAAGACTTAATGACGGTGGACTTAAGCTCCGGGTAGGTGTTTCTCATCAACACCCCACGGCTGTATCTAACCCCTCTAAAAGCCTGCTGCTGCACGCTGACCATGAACCCCTTCATCAGCGTCGCTACCGTCTTACCGCTTCCCACAGGGCCTTCTATGAGGCTTACGGGGCTCCTATCCAGCAAATAGGCTTCAGCCACCGGACCTGGCGGGATGTAATCAATCGAATCCATGAACCTCGATTTATGCGTGGAGAGGGGAGGCACAACCAAGACACTCCCGCCCGGGTACTGTTTTCCTCCCCCGATCCCGGTCAGCCGAAAAGGAATCTATTCCATGGCGAAAGCATGCTTTGCAGAGGCCGCATTAGCTTTCCTAATGCGCTTGATAATGGTCATTATGTTAAATATGAGCCTACTCGCCTGATTGTGCGGGGCTTTTATTTACTAATGTGTCCATCACCTCAATTGCTGCGCTGCTCTGCCGCTCTGCACCACGCACATTGATGTTGATTTGGACGGCCTGAGCTGCATGAGACGGCGCATCCTGGCCGTAGATCCGACGACATACGCGCTCCAAGTC